GGCTGATGGATGCCATTGAGGCTAAGAACCCGGAAGGTTTCGACGCCTGGCTTGAAAGCGAGCTCGCATCCGACGAAACCCTGAGAGCCTTCGTCCTTTAAGCGAACCAGATCTCGGCGGCGGAGCCCACGGAACACCGAGGGCAAGCTGAATAGCCCGCAGCCAGCAAGAAACCAACAGCTCCGACAACTGAACACCGCCCGGAGTGACGCTCCCGTAAGAAGTTGGCAGGGAGGCTAAGGAATGGCCGATCAAGTATTCGCTGGGTTGAAAGCTGAAACTGGTGTAGCCGGTCGAGAGATGCGCGTAGCCGCCAGGATGAGCCGTGAAAAGCGAGCCGAGTAAGCAGAGGCAGAACGGAAGTTACCACACACCTGAAAGTGGGAGGAGCGCACAGAACAGAAAGGAGCACAGAGCATGGCTATCTACACCGTTTATGCGAGCCGGGCCGAGGAGATCCAGAAACGGCTTGACCGGCTGGCCAAGAAGGCTGCCACCTATGGCATCCCGTTTTCTTACAAGATCAGTGAGGAGCACCCGCAGGAGGTTGCGGTCTACGCCGTGGATCACATCACGCAGACCCAGTCCGTTGACCGCGTCTACACGGTGGCCGCTGTTGACTTCGACGTTGAGTGCGACGATCTCATCAAGGCTAACGGCTGGACGATCCGGGCGAATGTAGAGCATGGGAAGGATGGGAACATCGTAACAGGTTTTGGGGATAAGCCGGTAGACCCCCGATGGTACACGGCTCCCGCCAACTGCGACCACTGCAAGACGAACCGGTTCCGCTCTGTCACCTTCTTCTGCGAGAACGAAGCCGGCGAGATCCGACAGGTCGGGCGTACCTGCCTGAAGGACTACACGGGGATCAGCCCTGCGACCGCTGCCATGTGGGCGGAGGTCAAGGATCTGCTCGATGAGGATATGGACTGCACCTGTGTGGAGTGGGAAAGCCTCCGAGGCGGTCGGATGTACAGCCTGGACGTGGTCCTGGCCCACGCCTTTGATGCGATCAAGGAGTTCGGATACCGCAAGAGCGACTACCCTGGGAGCACCAAGGACGAGACCACAAAGAGAGTGCTCGACGAAGAGACTCCGACGTCCGAGGGCCTGAAGAACGCAGCCCTGATCCGGGAGTGGATCGTGAGCTTGAACGATGTGGTCCGGCAAGAGAACGAAGAGCGACACAAGGCATGGGAGGACGGAAAGGCTCGGGCTCTCGCTGATGGCTACACGGAAGAGGAGTTCAACGATTATGGGGTGTGTGATGGCTACGTCCCCTATTTCGTGAGCAAGGTATCGGATCTGGAGCGCAACTGCATCCCGCTTGCTCTGTCCGGGTTTGCGGCGGTAAAGCACTTCGGGCGGTTGGCCTATATGCCCTTGGCCTATGAGCGGTACAAGGAGCGCAAGGCCCGTGAGGCCAAGCGGGAGGCAGAGAGGGCAGCCGCAGCGGCAGCCTCCGATTTCGTTGGCACGGTCGGCCAGAGAATTACCATTCCCGCAGCGACCGCTAAGCTGGTGACATCGTGGGAGGGCTACTACGGCACGACGTTCCTCTACAAGTTCACGGACGAGGCCGGAAATGTCTATGTCTGGAAGTCCTCCAAGTGTGTAGAGATCAAGGACGGGATGACCGTCAAGGGCTCCGTCAAGGAGCACAGCGAGTACAACGGCGTGAAGCAGACCGTGATTACACGGTGTGCGGTCGCTTGAAATTAGAAAGGAGACAAGACCATGGCGAATATGAGCTATTGCCGGTTTCGGAACACCCAGTCCGACATGGATGATTGCCTGGATGCAATCCGGCAGGGGAAAAGCCTGAGTGCCGAAGAAGCCCGTGCTGGCCGTCGGATGTTTGATGACATCCTGGAGTTCTGCCGGGACTACGGCATCATCGACACCTATGACAGCGCGGTTGACGAGCTCTCCGAGAAAGGGGATGAGGACGATGAGTAGCAGTCCGGCGCCGCCCGGAGTAACGAGCTTCCGTATCAGCCCGGAGAACTTGGAAAAGTGGATGCACCAGAACAGGGCGGAATACACCGGCGCATTTGTTGAGGGGTGCCTTCTGGACAACTTCGTATTGGTTTGTAAGCGTGGGTTCGCAGCCGTTTACGAGCACTACCTGAACTGCTGGAGCAGCGACTACCTGATCGAGTTTCAGCCCGGCACCGCCCAGGGCGTATGGAAGAACTGGTATAAATTCGAGGAGGTGGCTTCGTGATGTGGGTTAGATGGAGCCATTGGACGGATGCCGGTATGGTTGAGATGGGGCAGGGTCCCATCAATAAGCTGGAGGAGAGCATCCGAGAGTTCGAGCAGGAGGCCAAGAAGGTTTTAGAAGAAACTGGCGCCGACCATGTAGTCTATGCGGTGAAGGACCACAACGACGACGGAGAGTTGGATGAGATCCGCTTCTACATGATCGCCATGGGCGACGAGGAGTTTCAAAAGGACGTGGCGAGCAAGCCTGGACTCCGGGTGTACGCTCTCCACAAGAAAAATTAGGAGGTATGAAAGATGGGAACGAGAAACCTGGTGGCTGTTCAGATTGACGGCCAGTACAAGATCGCCCAGTACGGGCAGTGGGACGGATACCACAGCGGGAAAGGGCTGGAGGTTCTGGAGTTTCTGCTCGTCCTTCATCGCACCGGAGAAACTGGATGACCTGTGGAGGCAGTACGGTGCGGACGAGGAAGGTTGGGTCACGCTGGAGCAGTCTGACGCCATGAAGCGCGACCACCCGGAGTTCAGCCAGGACACCGGCGCCAAGATCCTTGACATCGTGCAGGGGCACCCGGAGGGCATGGAGCTGAACGACAGTATCTCCTTTGCGGGAGATGGGCTGTCCTGTGAGTGGATCTGGGTGATCGACTTCGACAGGAGGACATTTGAGGGCTATGAGGGCGGCGGCAGCAAGCGCCTGGAGCCCGGCGAGCGATTCGCTGAGTACGATTCCGATGAAGGAGTGATGGGCTATCACTCGCCGAATTTGGTGGCTGCATTCCGTATCGACGACCTGCCGGACGAGAAGGCGTTCTTGGCCTGCTTCGAGAGAGGAGACATGGGAAGATGAATGAGATCAACAGAGATGCCATGACTGAGCACATCATGGTCAACCTGCCGCTGACAGAGCAGGACTACTTGGCCGGAAACGGTGAGGGCGTGTGGGTCCTGGTGGACCCGGAAACGAAGAAGGCCCATGACACGGACGCAACCGGCGAGGGGTATGTTGGGATCCTGGACAACGACAGCTTCTACTATCCTGGCCTGAACCATGGTGAGCTTCTTCCCTTTGAGATGCGCGGCGAGTGCCGGCCGGTGGCCGATTTCCATTCGTTCCTGTCTGAGCTGACAAAGCTGACGCCAGAGGGGAAAAAGCTGCTTCTCTGGCAGATCGCCCAACACCGTGCGCAGGAGTGCAAACCTCCCATCTGCTACGGTTGTCAGTTCTGCGGGGACAAGCACAGCTTTCCTGAACCGAACGACCTGATCGAGGCGGACCTGGAGAATCCCCTGCTGAAGCACTACTACTGTTGCTGTGGAGACTGCGATCTCTACGAGAAAGACATCACAGGGCTGGGCATCCAAGAGTGCGAGCACTTTGAAGAACTGTAAGGAGGTGCGGAGATGAAATGCTTGACTGACCGTCAGGAAATCGCCCGGGCAATAAATTTTGGAAAGTACCCAGTCATCTGCATTGATGTGGAAACGCCGGTGCGAGATGGGGTCCTGCAAGGGGATATAGTAAAGGTGGCGGCACCGAATGACCGTTACCCCGACAACTACATCTGCGGTCATGTGATGAAGTTCGACGACGATGACCGCTATGTCATCATGCCCGAGAACGTCTGCCTGAAGGAAGACTTCGGGTATAGCGATGTGGTCAGGATGCTTGGGTACGCCCAGGCCCCCATGCTCCACGCAGGGGAAGATGTGGTCCTGATTGAGAACGCTCCGAAGCAGAGAGCGGCCAGAGTTCGCATGATGCGTGTATCCGACAGTGTCCGGGACTTCGTGTTCCCGACCTGCCGTCTGGAAGATTGGAGGGATGAGTGATGGACATGGCTGATCAGATCAAGGCTATCGGCCGACGGATCGAGGCGGTAAGCGGGTATACTCGCTAAAAGGTGCCTTATGTTCAAAAAGGAAGGGAGGCGAACGGTGGTGCATAAGTACGCAGCAATCATGGAGCTCTCTAACGGGATGCGGCTTGGATTGACCATAAACGCCGATAACCAAGCTGAGGCGTGGGAGAAACTGATGAAGCATCGGTGCATCGGGAGTACTCGGTCCATCGAATTGGCCGCAGTCCTTGTATACGAGGACGAGATTAAGTGAAGGGAGGTGACTGAGATGCAGGAAAACGAGAAGATGAACTTCGAGCAACACGAGTTCTCCACGAAGGAGGAGGGCCTGGAAAAGCTGAAGGGTGCCGTTCGGCTCCGCAACTCTATGGGCGGTGCGCTGTACTGGAACATTCTGAATGATGATTGTCTCAGAATGGCCGATAAGCTCTTGGAAATGGGCGTGAGTAAAGACACGCTGGCCGGGATACTGAATGGCTGATCCCAGGAGCGACAGGCATGATGAAGCTGAAGTGCCGTAAATGCGCCCATTTTTACAGGACAATGGTAGGAGCCGATGGAGCCGGGTACAACCCGGCCCCGTACTGCCATTGTTACGAGGACACTGGCAAGCCTGCGAACATTTTGACGCAGGAGTGCTTCCAGCCCAAAAGAAAGGAGGCGAAAAGAAATGAGCCTATATAATATGCTCTGCGGATTTAGCCCCGCCTGCTTCTGGCTGATGCCGATGCTCGGTAGGAAACAGGAGGAGTGGCCCAGGTTCCGAGACTGTTTCCTCGGCGAGAATAAGGATACCATTGTGATCTATACAAGGGTCGGCGGCGGAAACCGTAAGTGCGGGTACGGAGAGGAGGAACTCTACAAGGACCCAAACTTTATCAAGACCTGGGATGATGACCGTGACAGCACCTACGGGTACTACGAGTTCAAGGTCCCGGATAAATGGCGCATCGACTTCAACAAGATCGTGGCCGGAGAGGCAAAGAGTGTGTCGGATGAGTACAAAGCTCTCCTGGCGGAGTTTTTCCCGAAGCTCACCCCTACGGTTTTCGGACCCAGCTGATTTCGAGCAGAGCGACATAGGGACACAAAAAGAGAGTGTTCGGAAGAGACAGGAACTGGAGGGTAGCAAAGTACATTGAATGTCACCCTTTACCTGTATTATCTTGTAGCATAGAAAATCTGGAGGGCCGAGGGGTACAGGAAATCCAGATGCTATGCCAGACAACAAATGGAGGTTATGAGATGAGCAAGATTCTTTTCACTTCCGAGTCTGTCACTGAGGGACATCCCGATAAGGTGTGCGACCGGATTTCCGACGCCGTCCTTGATGAGGTTATGCGTCACGACCCCAACGGACGGGTGGCCTGCGAGACCTGCTGTACCACCGGCATGGTCCTGGTGATGGGCGAGATCTCGACGAACCACTTCATTGACTTTGCGGGCATCGCCCGGAAGACCATCCAGGACATCGGGTACGACAGCCCGGATGCGGGGTTCGATGGGAGGACCTGCGCAGTCATGGTGGCAATTGACGAGCAGAGCCCGGACATCGCCATGGGGACAAACGATGGCGTCGGCGGAGCCGGGGACCAAGGGATGATGTTCGGCTACGCCTGTAACGAGACCCCGGACCTCATGCCCTTGCCGATCACGCTGGCGAACAAGATGGCATACCGCCTCGCCCAGAAGAGAAAGGACGGAACCATCCTCGGTATCCTCCCCGACGGAAAGACCCAGGTGACGGTGGAGTATGACGAGGGTGGCAACCCGGTACGGGTTGACACCCTCGTCATCTCGACCCAGCACCGGGCCAGCGTCAGCGTTGATGACCTGGGCGGCCCGTTGGTTGAACACGTCATCTCCCCGGTGCTTGAGGAGGCTGCCAAGTACCTGCCGAACCTGGACATCGGATCTTATGACCTGTTTATCAATCCGACCGGCCGCTTCGTCAAGGGAGGCCCCGCCGCAGACTCTGGCCTCACCGGCAGGAAGATCATTGTGGATACCTACGGTGGGTACGCAGCGCACGGCGGCGGTGCCTTCTCCGGCAAGGACCCGACCAAGGTGGACCGCTCCGCAGCCTATGCCGCCCGGCACATCGCAAAGAACATCGTGGCCGCCGGCATCGCCAGCAAGTGCCAGGTGCAGCTCGCCTACGCTATCGGCGTAGCCCAGCCCGTGTCCATCCGCGTGGATACATACGGCACAAGCGAGTATAGCGAGAAGGCTATCTGCGACGCCATCGAGAAGGTCTACGATCTGACCCCTGCCGGCATTATCAACTGGCTTGACCTGCGCAAGCCGATCTACACAGCGACATCCGCCTACGGCCATTTTGGCAACGTGACGGGTGATGAGAGGCCCTGGGAGCAGCTCAACACAGCGGAGCATCTCAAGGCTGAGATCCAGTAAGCGTCCGCCGGGCGCTGACTGGCAAGATCCCCTGAGTATCGAAACCACGAGGCGCCCAAACAGCCCACAGAGCCACGGAGAAGGGGCAGGAAAGGCGAGGGCAGGTCGGGAGACCAACGCCGAGCCAACTGTCACACCATAAAAAGGGCTTTCCGTGCCGCAGCCGCAGAGAAATGAAGGACCGCACAGAGCATTGCAAAAACTGTGCAAAAAGGCGGTAAACCATTGCTTTAGGTGGTATATGTGGTATAATAAGTTATAGATATTCAGGAGGAGTTCAAATGGCAATTCTGACCGGCAGATACAGCAACAAGCGCCTCAAGGAAGACGGGTACTACCCGGTGGGCATCAGCATCGGGAAGCCCAGATTCCCGACCGGCTACGACATCAGGGAGCAGTGCTACGCCCTGGCTCCGAAAGGCTTCATGCTGAAGATGGAGTTCGAGCCGTACAAAGAGGCGTATTTCCAAAAGCTCGAAGACATCGGCGTGGACAAGGTCATTGGCATCGTCCAACGTCTTGAGGCCAGGGCGGCCGATGAAGGCAAGGATCTGGTGTTGCTCTGCTTCGAGGACATCAGAAAGCCCGACCAGTGGTGCCACCGGACGCTGTTTGCGGAATGGTGGCTGGCCCACACCGGCGAAGTGATCGAAGAGCTGGAAGAGGCGGAGCCGTCGAAGGAGAAGAAGCCCAAGACGGAGGCTGAATCGCCGGAGGCAAAGATGGAGCAAACAAGCCTGTTCTGACAGGGAAATGAGCGGTGAACCGGGTGGCGGAAGCCGCCGCCCGGCCCGCAGATACGCTGCTGTAGCTCAGTTGGCAGAGCCAGGGGGGAGTAGATGGCCCTCAAGGGTCGCCGGTTCGAGTCCGGCCAGCAGTACCGAGGGCCCTACCTCTGCGCCGACGCCTACGTGCCAACGCGGGAAGAGTAGCGGCGGGGCCCTTCCGCTGAAAACTGCGCCACAGGCGTGTGACAATCTAAGCGGTAAATTCTGTGTGGTGGTGGAATAGAACACGCAAGGTTCGCCGAGCGTGGGGAGTGCTCACCCGGCGGGGGCGTACCCAGTAGACACGACAGTGAGAAAGAGTAGCCGCCCATGAAGAACGAAGCAATGGTGGTGAAGTCGCGGGCGTAGAGCTTCGGTGAAGCCCGTATGCGAGGTGGAAATCCTCGCCCGCACAGCGGCGAAAGGAGCCAGGGTAAAATGACTCAGCCTATCAGAATCGGAAAATACAAGCACTTCAAAGGAGAAATGTACGAGGTTTTGACCTTTGCGCAGCACACAGAAACCGGGGAGGCTCTGGTCATTTACAGAGCCCTCTATGGGCAACGTGGCGTATACGCCCGGCCGTTGGAGATGTTTGCGTCAGAGGTCGATCATGAGAAGTACCCTGATGTGAAGCAGAAATTCAGATTCGAGTGGGTGGAGCCCTGAAGACATATACCCGGAACTGGTGAAAGTGCATCATGCCCTCCTTCCTGGAGGGAGTTCCTGCCCCGCAAGCAGGGTTCCGGTCCATATCCGGGGTTGGTGAAAGAATCACACTCAGCTACCGGCTGAGAGTTCCCACTTCGCTGTGGGGCCCCGGTCCACTTCTGCCATGAGGTAGAGGTCTCCTTTCTCAGATATGACCACATTCCGGTAAGGGTCACGCCTGTGACGTCGGTAAGCGCCATGGGTGCTCCAGTGCGATTCTGGTGAGCCGGTATTATATCCGGGCCTGGTGAAAGGTATCACGTCCATCTTCCTGATGGGAGGTCTCGCCCCATAAGCGAGGGCCCGGTCCATAACGAAGGCAGTCGGTGTAAAGCCGACTGCCTTTTCATATGCACATCCGGGCTCAGGGGGTGAGTCTGGGTAGTGTAACACAGAGGAGGTCAGGACAATGGCGTATTTCATGGACCCAGGCGCAATGTTTCTTGGCTGCCTGAATGGGGTGGAGCAGAAGTTCTTGATCGAACTGATTAAGACCGCCCGGCAGTCTGGGTATACGAGGTTCGTAGAGCCTTGCGCTGGTACATTCGCCATGGCCAATCTGGCAATCCAGTCCGGCTTCAAGCCTGAGCAGATCGAGACCAGCGACGTGAACATGATGACATCCGTGATGGGATATGCCATCACGGGGCAGTCTCTCGCTCCGCTGGAGATCCACGCCCACGGATTTGAGGACAAGGATCTGCTTGACCCAGCCGTGGCACTGTACGCACAAATCTATCTGCGAACATCGAAGAATGCGGGAAACGAGTATTTTCACAATATCCTGCGCGACCTGCGCACCAGAAGAGAGGAGCACATCGAGAGCATACGCCGGCAGCTTGAGGTCACACGGAACCTGCTGGGCGGCATGAGCTACCGGCCGCTGGATATGTGGGACCACATCCGAGAGGTTATGGATGACCCGCATACGATTATCGTGGCGAATCCGCCGACCTACTTTGCCGGGTACGAGAAGTTCTATGACACCCAGGGGAAGATGACCTGGAAGGAGCCGCCGTACGGTATGTTTGACCCGGAGACGGGCCACAAGGAGCTCTACAATCTGATGATGGATGCCCCGGCCCTGCTGCTGTGCTACCAGGAGAAGAAAGCTGGGGAAGCTGTCGGGCACACGATCTTTGCCCGGTCTGGCACCAGGGCGGACCTGAACTCCTACATCACGACAAACCGTGAGGAAGAGGCTGTGGCCCTGGCCAAGGGGAAGAAGATCAAGAGGCCAACCGAGGGCAAGCTGGAACCGCTGAAATGCAGTATGCTCCCGCTGGACTATGAGATCACCGAGGACAGCGACGTGAAGATCGTCCAGATTACCGGTGCGAACGCCCAGTATTACCGGATGCTCTGGACGCACAACTTCGTGGGCTCCCAGGCAACCTACAACCGGGCACTGCTGATCGACGGCTATGTGGCCGCTGTGTTCGGGATCTCGAAGATGGCTGCCGATTCGATCTTTGTCTGGTATGTGATGAAGGCTCCACACGAGAAGTTCCGGCTCGGCCGCCTGTGCTATATGCTAGCGCAGAACCGGCAGTTCGTCGACACGTTGCTGGATGACATCGACAAAGAGAAGGTCGTCAAGATGAGGACGGCCATGCTGACCAAGTATGCGGAGAACAAAGAGGTTCGGGGCATCATGAAGCTGGTCAACCGGCAGGAGGATGCGCAGAACGGATACAAGCTTACGTATGAGGCCTCTCTCGTGGAGGGGCGCGATGAGAAGGCCACACTTGCCGAATGGCTTAGGAGGGAAAAGAAATGGCAGGAGAGCAGACAACAGCGGTAAGCTACGAGAAGATCTATGACATGGGTACGGGCCTCATCATCGCAAAGGTGCCGCTCGACAAGGTCCGAGAGCAGGACATCAATGCCCGAATCATGAAGAAGGAGATGCAGGACCAGTTGACCGCCAACATCAAGAACAGGGGACAGCTTGAAAGCTTGCCTCTCTTGGTGGAGAAGGATGGAGTTCTGGAGATCATCTCCGGCCATCATCGGATCAAGAGCGCCAGGGCGGCCGAGCTGAAGGAGATTGTCGCCATCATCGACGTGAGCGGCCTCTCTCGAAGCAAGATTGCGGCAAAGCAGTTGGCCCACAACGCCATCAGCGGATTCGACGACCAGGACGTGTTGAAGGAGATCTGCAAGATGCTGGATGATGTGGATGATATGCTGGAGAGCTTTGTCGGAAAGGATGTCCTGAAGGAGCCGCTGGAGCAGTACGACAAGCTGCTATCGCCTGCGTTGCAGTTCGACTTCAAGAATATCACGTTTTCGTTTCTGCCCCACCAGATCAAGGACATGGATGCCCTGGTCAAGAATTTGGAGAGCTCTGCCCCGGAGATCATTGGCGTGGCCCCATATGAACAGTGCAAGCGTTTTATCGAGGCGCTGGCCCGGTATCAGAAGTTCTCGGACATCCGCAACGTTGGTGCTGCCATCCACTCGATGATTGAGAGTGTCACTGAAAAGATGGACGATGCGGGCTTCAACGAGGAAGAGGACTGGACATACCTGACGAAGCTGTTCGGAAGCAATGCCATCCCGGCGGAGTCTGCGGCCACGATTACCAAAGCCATCAAGAAGGCAGAAAAGGAAGGTACAGTCACCAGCAAGAACCGGTGGCAGTTGATTGAGAAGTGGTCCACCGATTACCTGGCAGGAAAGTGAGTGATGTGATATGCCAGCCCTCAGCAAGTACAATTCTGAGTATCACGACGATTGGGCCTGGTCGCTGGCTATCAAAGGCGCTACGAACGAGGAGATCGCCCAGGCGTTCGGCGTCTCGACCCGGACCTTCATCCGCTGGAGGCAGGAGCACGAGAGCCTCGATAAGGCGGTGACGGAGGGGAAGGACATCGCCGACTCGAAGGTCGAGAAGTCCTTGTACCAGAGGGCCCTCGGCTACCAGGTAACAGATGTTGAGAAGACCATCGACATGGACCCGAAGACCGGAGAGCAGAAGCCGGTCCGGGTCAAGAATACGACCAAGACCATTGTGCCGGACACTATGGCCATCATGTACTGGCTGAATAACCGGAGACGCACCCAGTGGTCGCAGCGCCAGGAAGTCGCCCTCTCCGCCGGCGATGACTCCGAGGATGTTGTGATCTATCTGCCGGCGAATGGGCGGGACCCGGATGAGCAAACCGGAAAGTAAGAAAGTTCGTGTGCTGCGCCCTCAGTTCGGACCGCAGGAGCAGTTCCTGGCGACGCCGGCGGACATCTGCATCTACGGTGGAGCAGCCGGCGGCGGCAAAACCTACGGCCTGTTGCTGTCGCCGCTGAGATACAAGAATGTCAAGGGCTTCGGCTGCACGATTTTCAGGAAGAACTACAACCAGATATTCAGTCAAGGCGGTCTGTGGGACGAAGCACAGAGGATGTTCCAAGGGCTCAGGGGAGCGCAGCGGAAAATCTCGGACGGGAGTTGGACCTTCAATGATGCCAACGGAGACCCGATGGGGAAGGTGTCGTTTGCTCACATTGAGCGCGAGGAAGAGCTGGAGAACTGGCAGGGCGCTCAGATCTGCGAGATTGGCTTTGATGAGCTGACCCACTTCTCGGAAGAGATGGTTTTTTTTATGCTCTCCCGAAACAGGTCGATGTGTGGCGTAAAACCGTTCATGCGGGCCACCTGCAACCCGGACGCCGATAGCTGGGTCGCCAAGTTCATTGAGTGGTGGATCGACCAAGACACAGGATACCCCATACCCGAGAGATCCGGCGTTATCCGCTGGATGATGCGGAGAGATGAAGTCATCACCTGGGCCGACACGAAAGAGGAGCTTTGGGAACGGTTTGACCTGAAGACCAAAGAGGAACGTGACGAGCCCAAGTCGGTGACTTTTATCATGTCGTCCGTGTACGACAACCAAGAGCTGCTGAAAATTGACCCCGGCTACCTGGCCAACCTGAAGGCCCTGTCACTAATCCAGAGAGAGCGGCTGCTGAAAGGCAACTGGAAGATTAGGGCCGCCGCTGGGCTTTACTTCAAGCGGACGCAGGTAGGCGACATCCTGAGTATCATGCCGCAGGACGTTGTCCAGTGGGTCCGGTGCTGGGACCTTGCAGCCACGGAGAAGACCGAGAAAGGCGATCCGGCGTATACGGCCGGTGTCTTGATTGGGAAGAGGAAAAATGGCCGGTACATTGTGGCGGACGTTATCAACAAGCAGATGTCCGCCTCAGACGTGCGCAAGACGATCAAGCTCACGGCGCAGTCGGACAGGGCCGCCTACAAGAGGGTCAGGATTCGTCTGCCGCAGGACCCCGGACAAGCCGGAAAGGAACAGGCGCAGTCCTACATCAAGTTCCTGTCGGGATTCGATGTGACCGCTGTGCTGGAAAGCGGCAGCAAGGAGTCCAGGGCGGAGCCAATGGCCGCACAGTGGCAGGCGGGCAACTTCGACATCATGTACGGAGAATGGAACGAAGCGTTCCTCACGCAGTTGGAGAACTTCCCAGACGGAAAGTTCAAGGATATGGTCGACGCAGCCGCCAACGGCTTTGCCGAGATCGAGATTAAGTCGGCGTTCAACGTCGGCAACCTGATTTGAGAGAACCGGAGGTGATTGACATGGGCGACAGGCGGAAAGACCAGGCGGAGCGCATGGCGAGGTATGCCCACCTGATCGAGCAGCAGACCGGCAAGGCTGTGCGCCCCTTCCGCGCCGATGGGTATGTGAATCTGCTCAACCGGTACGGAACCCAGCAGGACACCACAGAGCGGTATCGCTATCAGGCTGAGCCGATGGTTCCGGACGAACTGCTGACCATGTACTACGAGGGCAACGGCCTGTTTGCAAAGATCATCGACACGCCAGCGGAGGAAGCCATCAAGCACGGATTCAAGCTGGAAGGACTGAAGGACCAAAGGGTTGAGGACTTCTTCACTGAGGCCCTGGATGAGCTGGACTGGGAAGAGACGGCCATGACCGCTATCCGGTGGGCCAGACTTTTCGGCGGCTCCATCGCCGTCATGCTCATCAACGATGGGCGTGGTCTTGAGGAGCCCCTTGACTGGCGCAGCATCCGGTCCATCGACGACATCCGTGTGTACGACCGGTCCGTCATCCAGCCGGAGGAATGGAGTATGTTCTCCTACGACCCGCAAGACCCGTTTCGCACAAGGGGTTCCCGGCTGGGTATGCCGGAACGATACCATGTGAGTAGCCGATACGGCAGCTTCGTGGTCCACGACAGCCGGTGCCTTGTGTTCCAGAACGGTATCCTGCCGGAGAATACGACCAGCTCGGTTTACCAGCTCTGGGGCATCCCGGAGTATGTGCGCATCCAGCGGGCCATCCGTGACGCTGAGATTGCCCATGGCAGCGCCACAAAGCTGCTCGACAGGTCGGTGCAGGCGGTCTACAAGATGAAGGACCTGGCCGCCGAGCTGGCCACAGAAGAAGGCGAAGACCGTGTGCTTCGTAGGCTCCAGACCATCGACATGGCCCGTGGCCTGCTGAACAGTATTACCATTGACAGCGAGGGTGAGGACTACGACTTCCGCCAGTTCCAGTTCAGCGGAGTGTCTGATGTCATCGACTCGACCTGCAATTTCCTGTCAGCGCTGACCTCAATCCCGCAAACTATCCTATTTGGGCGATCCCCGGCTGGCATGAACGCCACTGGTGATGCCGACCTTGAGAACTGGTACAACGCCCTGGAGAGAATCCAGAAGCGCATGGTGAAGAAGAACTTACGCTATCTGCTCTCCGTGGTATTCCAGGCTGGTGTCCGCACCGGAGAGGTTGACGAGGTGCCGAAAATCAAGATCTCCTTCAATCCGCTGTGGTCACTGAGTGACATGGAGCAGGCCGACCTTGAGCAGAAGCGGGCCCAGACCCAGCTGACCAGGGCGCAGACGGCGCAAACCTACATCGACAAGCAGGTCATCGACCCGTCGGAGGTCCGCAAAAAGCTGGCCGACAGCGAGGAGTTTGACGTGGAGAATATGCTCGACGAGTACGACGATGAGGAGCTGTTTGCTGGCATGGAGGCCCAGATGGGCGGCGATGTTCCGCCCGGGACAAATCCACAGGGAATGGAACAGGGCACAGCCAATGCGGCGCAGGGGATGGGGCCCGGTTCTGTTCCACAGGGAGAGACTAGCAGCATTACGGAACAAGGAGCCTTTGCCGAGTACGGCCAGGGGGTCAGTCTTGAGGAGCATAACCGAGATCCCGGCAACGAAGGGAAAGCTCCCGCAGCAGCCCCGGCGGCCACGAAACTCCCCCAGGATATGAGCGAAGAAGAGAAGCAACAGGCTGCCAGAGCCTCACAGGCGGACGCAAACGATACCCCTACCCCCAATACTACCGAGGGGCTAAACCCATCTTCCGTGGGCGTTCTGGTGATTTCAGACGGCAAAATCCTCACAGGCACACGGCACAACGATTTCGGGTACGGCTTGATCTGCGGGCCGGGCGGCCATGTTGAGCCGGGAGAGACACCGACACAGGCTGCCTTCCGGGAGACCGAGGAGGAGTTCGGTATCAGCCCAAAGAGCCTGATCCCTCTCGGGCGGGGCCCGAAGGAGCCAGAGACCGGGCTGGAGCCGTACCTGTTCCTGTGCACCGAGTATGAGGGAGAGCCAGACTGCGTTGACCTGGAGATGACGGGCGCCACCTTCCGCACGATGGAGGAGCTGGAGCAGCTCGCGGCCTCCATGTTCCAGCCGTTTGCTGATGGTCTGGAGATCCTGAAGGAGTGCATCGAAACCTCCCTGTTTTTCTGGGACGACGGTGGGGAAGTGTACGAAAATCTGGTGGACAGCATCATCGCGGCAGAATGTAACGGAGGTACTCATAGTTCTGGTAATAAAAATTTAACAAAAGAACCTATTGACTTAGGCGGTAAATCCCCTACAATTAAGTTATCAATCACTGAAGGGGACGGAGGCCCTGGTTCTGGGAACTTCGGGCATGAGGGTCGGAAAGGCAAGCTTGGTGGCTCGTCGTCCGGTGGTGGCGGAACAACGTTTCATAATGTTGACTATGAAAAGGCCTTGACTGGTCTAACAACATCTGGTGGCAAAGTTGTAAAAGCCATCGACCCTCATTTATACAAGCAGGCCAAGAAAAGAAACGTTTATCCGAGCAGCATTTCCGCCGCTTTAAAAAAAGGGAGAGCGACACCAGGGAATGTCCCAGGCAGAACGGTATACACATATCGTGGAACAAGCGTTGTTTTCGTAGATGACATTGGGCAGGTAAAAACTGTAATTTACAAAGGGCAAAGAGCAAAGAAAGGCGGGTAGTCATGAGAGAAGCGCTTAAAAACCTCAGCGCAAAAGAAATTATCTTTATTTGCAAAGAGTGCTCATTGGATGAAAAGCGGCTTTTTGCAATGGATGACGATACGCTCTATGATGTCGTTTATGAAACGATGTGCAACATTGAAGTCGAAGAGGTCTGCAAGTCTGATGGGGGGGAAGACTCCGAAAGATGTGAAATTGCTTCGGATATTGTTACCGCTCTCGGAAATGCCCTTGCCGAAGAAGAAGGGTTTGTCAATGAAGATGATATAGATGAGAGCTGACAAATCTAAACTGCACAAGAAATGAGCAGAGTGCTTTCGGGCACCCTGCTTTTTTGATGCCAACACAAATCGAAAACCTATCGCCAAACCTCCGTAAAAGACCGTGAAGGGGGTACCGTCCGTGAACAATACCCAACATCAAGAGATGGTCAAAAAGGCCGTACGGGGCCGCTTCCGGGGCCACCAGACTATCAAATCAAAAGCCGTACCTCTGTACCCGAAGACGGCAGAGCGTGAGTTCCGTCGCATCACCGGCGCCTACATGAAGCTGCTGAATGAGGAGCTGAAGAAGAAGCTACCGGACATGATGGCCGAATACCGGCGGGAGCGTAACGGGGATTCCCGTTTCGACGACAGCCAAGACCTCGACGCCAAGCTCCGGCTGCTGCTTCAGGATGTAGCGGCGGCCCTGGAGAAGCGCATTGCCGAGTATGGCCTCGACCAAAAGGTAGAGCAGATCGCCAAGATGACGAAGAACGCATCCATCCGAGAGTGGAAGCGGGCTGTGAAGGACACGCTGGGCATCGACCTGCTGGATGACTACTACAAGGGCGAGTTCTTTGAGGAGGCCATCCGCCGGTGGATAGCTGAGAACATCCTGCTGATTAAGAGCATTCCGAGTGAGACGCTCGGGGATATGCGAGAGATCATCCTCAGTAGCTACTTAAAGGGTAGCTCCATCCGGGACATCCAGAAGGCGATCCAGGAGACATACGACGTGTCGAGGCGCAAGGCCCAGCTCCTGGCCCGTGACCAGGTGGCCACGCTGAACGCCCAGCTTACGAAGGCTCAGCAGACGGACGCCGGTTGCAAGAAATACAGGTGGTCTGATTCTCGGGATGGCCGGGTGAGAGACTGCCATAGGGAGCTCAACGGGAAGGTTTTCAGTTGGGACGACCCGCCGGAGATGTGGTATGAAACGAAGAGGGGCCGGGTATACACCGGGCGAAGGTGTCACCCTGGCGAGGACAACTGCTGCCGGTGTGTAGCTATCCCGGTATTTGATCGCGACAGCATTGATGTCCCGATGAAGTAGGAGGTTATGCTCCATGAGGGACAAGGAGAGAATCAAGGTTTTTGTCAGAATTGAGAACGGGCGGACAGTCTGTATCTGCAAGCGCGATAGAAAGCGGTGCAAGAGGAAAGGCTGTTCGCCCGAAGTCGTTGAGAGAGACCGGTTTGCCGGGTGGGAGGGGACCTTCTGCCGCGACCGGTACGGAAAAAGCAAATAGGCGGTGAACGCTATGGACAAATACGCATTTGCAAGGAGCCGAGATGCCCCTGGCGCCGTATCGTCGGCGCCGATTTTGGAGGGAAGGGAGGATAAGCTGTGAAAAACGCCTACACGATTAGCAGCATTGCCCGGCAGTTCTGCAAGGTGGCCGATAAGATCGACAGCCTTGCGATGGGCGTTCAGGACACAGAGCAGAGCGCTTCTGACCTGTCCGAGGTATACCAAGGGCTTCTGCTTGATGAAATCGAACACGCCCAGATCTTGACGCTGGAGCTCACGAGACTGGCGGCAGAAATCGCCAGCGAGGGAGAAGCGAGCAACGCTGACGGAGACGGTGGTGCCTTTGCCCCCGGTGAGCTGACTGCCGAAAAGCCCGGCGAAAACGGTGACGGCGGAGACAGCGGGCAAACCGAGGGAGAGAAATGACCCCGGATGGCCAGAATATTCCAAGAAAGGGGGCGGGTCTATGGCTGAGGCCCCGAAACTAACCCGTGTGATTCGCTTGGACAGCCTGCCGCTGGGCCAGGCGTATTTCACACCCGAGGGCTACCTGAAGGACAGACCGATTCTGACCAGCACAGGTATCTTCGAGTATAAAAACCCTGATGGATCCATCAGGAGGGAGCTGCGGCTCCCAGAGGAAGTCTTCAAGGCGGAGAGTCTCACCTCATACAAGGGGAAGCCCATCATTATCACGCACGATGCCGGTTTGGTAACGAAGGACAACGTCCATCAGCACCAGATCGGCACAATTTTGAGCGATGGCTACCGCAGCAACAATGACGTTCGTGCCGAGATCATCATTCATGACACCGACGAGATGAAAGAATGTGGCCTGAAGGAGCTTTCCCTCGGCTATGAGCTGACCATCGAGGAAACCCCCGGTGTCTGGGAGGGCCAAGAGTACGACGTTATTCAGAGAGACATCCTCATCAACCACTTGGCCTTGGTCCGGGAAGCCAGAGCCGGTGAACAGGCGCGGCTAAATCTTGATGGCCGTGATCCTGCAAGAACTCTCAAAGGAGGAAAAGCAACTATGGCAACCAGCAAGAAAAACCCTGCGCAGAGAGGCAAGCGTAATGACGGTGTCTTATCTCCCGAAGAGCTCACCAAGGCCATTGAGGAGTACAAGGCCCGCCGCGCCCAGCGCCTCGCCGCCAAAGCCGACGAGGGCACGGCCGCTGCCGATCCCGCTCCTGCGGCCGATCCTGTTGAGCCTGCCGCTCAGGATGGGGAAGACCCCGTCATCGCCCCCGCCGGCCAGGAGCCCGCTACCGTTGAGGAGAAGGTGGCTATGGTCAAGGACCGCCGCGACCGCCGCGACGAGGAGGGCGATCCTGCCAGCCTGGAAGAGGCGAACGGCGTGATCGCAAAGCAGGACGGCGACATGGACATCCTGTTCGACATCATCGACACCCTGCTTGCGCAGAAGGCGTTCGATGAGTGCGGTGGAGATCCTGCCGCAAAGGGCGATGGCGTTTGCCCCGAGTGCGGCCAGGACCCCTGCACCTGCTCCAAGGGTGACGGTGAAGGCGAGGGCGACCCCACCGAGCCCAAGACCGACGGTGACGATGACCCCATTCCCTCTGCCACTCCGTCGGATGTCGTGCCCGGTGCGGTCATGAACGCTGACAGCGTGGACGCTATCGTGCGCCAGCGTGTCCAGATTGGCGTGGTCGGTTCCATGCTGCACCTGGACGGCATCGAGAGCATGAGCCTGCCCGCCGCCAAGGTGGCCATCATCAAGGCGGTCCGGCCCGAGATTCGCCTTGACGGCAAGAGCGCCGCATATGTGAGCGCCATGTTCGATTGTGCGGTCGCGGATGTTCAGGCTCGGTCCCGCAAGGATACCGACTACCAGAAGCGGCAGATGTTCAACCGGGATTCCGCCGGGAGCGGCGCAGAGGATAGCCAGTCCTCCGAGGCCCGCCGGAAGGCTATGATTGAGCGCCGCCAGAACAGAACGAAGGAGGAGAAGTAAGATGAGTGCTCAGACCAGATACGGCTATTCTACCCCGATTGGCGCCGCCGGCGGCATCGTCGACCTGGCGCCTCACGCCATCGACACCTTTCTGAACGAGGAAGAGTCCGGTGTTCTCCGGTTCGGCGTGGGCGTTGTGCAGGGCAGCAAGCCCGGCATCAATATTGCCCTGCCGGACGATAAGGCCACCGCCGCTGTGTTCGAGGGCATCACCACCAACAACCGTACCACCGAGTACGACATGGAGGGCAAGCTGCACGTCCGCAGCGGTGCCGCTGTCGGCGTCATGCGCTACGGGAAGATCTACGGGCGAGTCGCCGAGGGCATCGAGCCCGCCTATGGTGATGCGGTTTACCTGATTACCAGCGGGGATGAGGCGGGCTGCTTTACCAACGAAGCCCCCGCCGTTGTGGCCGAGGGCGAAGCTGAAGCCGCCGCCCCCGCCGCAATCGCCGTCAAGGCCCGTTTCGTTGGCGGCGTTGACAAAAGCGCCCAGATCGCCGCGATTGAGTTGTTCAATCAGGCCCAGGCGTAAGAGAAGAGGAGGAATCGAAAATGGCTAAAACCAAGCACCTGCACTACGACAGTGCCGAGATGCGGACGCTGAAGCAGTCCGCCATCCCTGCTGCCATCATGGCGTCCGAGGGCACTCGCTTTGATAGCGCCGAGGACGCCTCTGTGTTTTTCGCCAGGGAACTCGACCATGTCAAGGCTCAGTCCTACGATGTCGAGTACCCTGAGCTCACCGCCCTGCACCTGTTCCCGCAGACTTCCGAGGCCGATCCCGGCGCGGAGACCATCACCTACTACACCTACGACAAGACCGGCCTGGCGAAGATCATCGACAACTACTCCACCGACCTGCCCCGTGCCGATGTGACCGGCAAGCCCAGCTTCGCCAAGATCAAGTCCATTGGCGACAGCTATGGCTACTCCGCCCAGGAGATGCGGGCCTCCAGGCTGGCAGGAAAGTCCCTGGACGCCAGGAAAGGCGAGTCCGCCCGCTACCAGATCGACGCTCTGACCAACAAGATTGCTTGGTGTGGCGATGAGGAAAGCGGCCTGATGGGCGTCCTGTCCGAGGGCCAGAACATCCCCATGTACGCCATCACCGCCGGCAAGGATTCCAGTAAGACCTCTTGGCTGGAGAAGACTGCCGATGAGATCCTTGCCGATGTGAACGGCATGGCCCGGCAGGTTGCCAAGATCACCAAGAACGTCGAGCGCCCTGACACGCTCTGCGTCCCGGCCGATGTCTTTATGGACATCAGCACCCGGCGCATCCCCGACACCAGCACCACCGTGCTTGCGTTCATTCAGGAGCACGCCCCCTACATCAAGGAGGTTGTATCCACCGCCGAGTTGGATTCCGACTCCATCGAGACTAACCCCTACGCCGCAGCTGACGAAACCGGTGCTGGCGTGGCGTTCCTGTTTAAGAATGATGTGCGGAAGCTGTCCTTGGAGAACCCCATGCCGTTCTATCAGTATCCCCTCCAAGTGCAGAACCTGGAGACCACCATCCCCTGCGAGTCCCGGACGGCTGGCGTCATCGTGTACTACCCGCTGTCCGCCCTGATCGCTGTTGGTGTATCCTGATCTTTTTGCGGAGCGGTTGGCCGGTTGGCCGCCGCTCCGCTCTCTTTGAGCTAACATCAAGACGTAAGGCGGCCAGGGTGCCATCCTGTGACCGCCCGCGAATGACATGGAGGTTATCACATGAAACTCATCAACACTGGCACGAAGATTATCAATGTCGGCGAGAGGATTCTGATGCCCGGCGACACGATGCCCGCAAACGAGGAAATCGTGGGCACCCCTGCCATCAGGGCGTTCATCAAGAAGGGCTGGGTTTCCGTCGATGACAGCGAGGAGGAGTTCCAGAAAGCCGTCGAGGCCGAGGCCAAACGCCTTGCCGAGGAGGCCGCCAAGAAGGTTGCTGCTGAGGAGGCTGAACGGATTGCCGCCGAGGAAAAGGCGAAGGTGGAAGCTGCTGCCAAGGCCAAGGCTGAGGCCGCCGCCAAGAAGGCCGCCGAGGAAAAGGCGAAGGCGGAAGCCGCTGCCAAGGCCAAGGTTGGGGCAGAAGCCAAGGCTGCCGCTGAGGGCAAGTAAGGAGTGATCGCCATGAAAGCCATCGAGTATATCCGCCTCATCGGTAAGGAGTTTGCCGCTGTCGAGGACAGTGAGCTTGAGTTGTGGATTGAAATGGTCCGCCCGATGGTGAGTAAGCGGCAGTTCAGCAAACTCTACGATCAGGCGATTGCCTATCTGGTATGCCACAAGCTGAAGATGGCTGGCAATGGAGAAAACCCGCTGGGGGATCTGGGCGCTATCGGCACCGGTTTCGCTGTTGGAAGCGTGTCCGAAGGAGGCTCCAGCATCAGCTTTGGGGCGAACCAGAGTTCCAACCTCGCAACGGATGCCGAACTCGGCCTTACCGCTTACGGTGTCCAGTATCTCAGCATAAGACGAATGGTGATTGTCCCCATTCATTGCAGTGGGGAGCCTTTGTCCGGTACATCCGGGAAGGCCGAACAGCGTAGCATTGTACCCGTGGCAACGAAAGACCGGCTTGGTGGCGTGAAGGTCCGCAAAGGCTCCGGCCTGAAGCTGGATCCCGACGGGAACCTGTTCATCGACGATGCGAGCGCCTCCGAAGTGGGCGGCATCGTGGAGGAAATGTGATGGGCTTCGGACTCTCAGATATGACGCCAGAGGGAAGACGGTATTTTGCGGAGCTACAGAAGCTCTCTGAGCTTGAAGTGCAGGTCGGGTTCCAAGGTGATCAGACCACTGAGGATGGCACGTCCCTTGCGGAGATAGCCGCCTATAACGAACTCGGGTCATCCGATACTCCGGCCAGACCGTTCATGAAACAGAGCTTCGAGAACCACGAGGAGGAATTGAGGGCCGCCTGCGAGAGGGTAAACGCCGCCATCGCATCCGGTAGCTCCGTGGAGCAGGCCCTCAATGCGCTAGGTGTGACTGTTAAGGGCATTGTCCAGGGGGAGATCATTGATGGCGATTTTGCAGAGAACGCCCCGTCCACCATCAAGAAAAAAAAGTCGGAGCGACCTTTGATCGATACCGGCACGATGCGTCAGTCGGTGAACTACGTCATCAAGAGGAGAGGTGGGTAAGCCGTGAATATCACGATCTTCAACAAGAAGTATTGGGTCCGCCGCTTCGGCAAGCCCAAGAATGTGCGCGGCTATATCACTTCTGGGCGTGAGGATTTTGTTGTGAGCCTGCACGTCCACCCGATTGGCTCCGACGCCATGCAGGCTCTGCCCGAAGGCGAGCGGAAAATGAAGCACCTTGAGGGACACGGAACCGCCGTTCTCATCCCAGCCAATCAGGAAACCGGAGTGAAGGGGGACCTGCTGTTTTATCACGGCGAATGGTATGAATGCACAGCGGCCCAGGAATGGGATCATACAGTGCTGTCGCACATCAACTACCAGTTTTGCCTCGTGCCCACGAATAGCCCGAGGTCTGCCGACATCAAGGACCCGCCCACAGCCGCCCCAGACGCACCGAGCGAAACCGAGCAACCGAAGGAACCAGACGAGGAAATGCCGATTGCCACCGACAAGAATGTCGGCGGCGTCATGGTAAAGGACGGCTCTGGCCTCAAGGTCGACGAGGAGGGCTACCTCTCAATCGACGAGGCATCCAAGGAGTCCGTGCGGAGCCTGCTGGGGGATGGGGGTGATGGCCCATGAGGGTTGGACAGGCAAAGGAGCTGTTTCGTGCCCTGACCAAGAAGTATTTCGCCGAGGCGCAGGTCGTCTTTGCGAACCAGAGCAGGACCCCGATGCAGAAGATCCCGCTGGTGGTCATCACACCCGGCAATGTGAACAGGCCGACACACCCGAACTACGAAGTTGTGGATGGGGTGCTGGTCGGGAAATATCTGTCTCGGTTCAGCCTGACGGTTGACCTGTTTTCAAATGGGGCGCCGGTCATTGACGAGGAGACCGGCGAGATTGTGGCATACGAGGACAACGCAGAAGAGGATCTACTTGCTTTCGTTGATTTCCTCAATTCTGAGTATGCCCTCACATGGAGTCACCGGAACGATGTCAGCGTTTTAGTTGACGGAGATGTGCTGAGCCTCACAGGTGTTGTGAACGATACGACCTATCAGTATCGGGCCCGCCTGACGGCTCAGTTTTATTTTACCCAGAGGGCGGTGGGCCATGCCGCAGTTCTGTCGGAGGACAGTGTCCAATATCCCACGGGCGAGAAGGACCCGGAAACCGGAGAACCGGCCTATACTTCCGATGCGCCGGAGGACACTGAGAGCCGAACGGGAGACTGGGACCGGATCAGCGGCAAGAAGCCGGAGGACAACGTAATCGTCAAGCCCGAGTTCACGCCGACCGCCAGTGGTGGCGGCACCGAAGAGCTGGCAAGCATCGAAACCGGCTACTTCACAGAAGCTGAAATTAAGGAGGAAAAAGCAGATGAGTAAGAACTACGATTTGATTGCAACTGTTGATATCGACATTGCAACCCCCATCGTAGACGATGCAAGCTTTGACAATCTGCTGATTATGGGCCCGCCCCCGAAGGGTGGTCTGCACACACCTGCCTATGTGGGAGTCTACAGGAAACTCACGGAGGTAGAGGACGCCGGCTTTGTATCCACCGGAGAAGACGCAGACCCCATCGGCGTTGCGGCCCGTGTCGCTTTTGCACAGAGCCCCACGCCCACACAGGTATATATCGCCGTCCAGAAGCTGTCCGCAGAGGCAGTTGCTTCAGAAACAGTTATCAAGGGAACCAACGCCGCCATCAAGCAGTATGTCGGTGTGAAGGAAAATCTCACCGGCTGCACCATCAAATTCAGTGAGGTGTCCCGAAAGTTTTCCGTTGAGCTGTCCGGCCCCATGTCCGGGGTGAAGAACACTGGGTTCATTGACCTGCTGAACGCGGTTACTGCCCAGGGGTACATTGTGTCCACTGAGGACAAGAAGATCGAGAGCTTGGCCGACCTGAAGAAGTTGAATATGTTCAAGGAGCTTGCCGCCATGAAGGCGGGCGATCCCGACCGGAGCTATGTCATCGACGTGAGCAAGGAAGGGGCAAGCGATGTATCCTACGCCGTTGAGGTGTCCTATCCCAGCGCTGATACCCCGGCTGCGTTTGCGTTTCAGGAGGATCCGCCCCTCAACACCCCCGAGAAGGAGCTGGAGCTACCCGCAAGCACCATTACAAGGGCCCTCGGCATGAATGGCTGGTATGTGCTCTGCTCCGCCGGTATCGACTCGAAGTATTACGAGGAGATCGCCGCCTACATCGAGACCCAAGAGAAGATGTTCGCCTATACGGAGCTGAACTGCTTCCCAGCGCCTGGTGCCGAACGGGCGGAGGGCGAGGACCAGGTCATCCCCTCTGTTGGCACTGTGTATTTCCGCACCATCGGCTGCTATGGTCGGGAGAGTACCAGCCAGGCGCTGGAAGACATCCCTGACGCCAACCTGTACGAGAACGTCGCCTTCGTTGCCAAGTGGCTTAATTACAGCTCCGGCAGCGAGACCTCTGCGTTCAAGTCACTGTCGTCCGTCTACCCGTCCGAGCTCACCGGCACCGAGATGAAGCTACTGGCTGAAAAGAACCTGAACTACTTCATTACAGTGGGCAATAAGAACATCACCATGAACGGCAAGACCATAGGCGGCGAGTGGGCGGACGTTATCCGGTTCCGCGACTGGCTGAAGAATGATATGCAGCTTCGGGTGGTGAACCTGTTCGTTACCCGGCCGAAGGTGCCCTACACAGATAGCGGTATTGCCTTGGTGCAGAACCAGATGATCGCCTCACTGAAGGCCGGGCAGGACGCCGGCGGCATCGCTGAGACCGAGTTTGACGAAGACGGGAACGAGATCCCCGGCTTTGTTACCTCTGTCCCGCTGTCCGCCAGCCTGAGTGCCTCTGAGAAGGCATCTCGCCGGCTGACCAAGTGCAAGTTCAAGGCTCGCCTCGCTGGTGCCATCCATTTTGCCGAACTCAAAGGCAGCCTGACCTACGAGCTGTAAGGAAGGAGGGCTAAGAGATGGGAAAGATTAAAACCTACAACCCGAAGGAAGTCACAATGGCCCTTGGGTCCCACATTGTTTCCGGCTACAGTGACGACACCTTCGTTGTGATCGACCCGAACGGCGACGGCATCACCAAGAGGGTCGGGTGCGACGGCGAGATCGTCAGAAGCATCAGCCCTGACGATACCTTCGTCATCAAGATTACGGTCTTGCAGACCTCCGACAGCAACAGCTTCCTTCAGAACAAGTTCAATCAAGACCAGAAGACCGGAGATGGTATGTTCCCGGTGCTCATCAAGGACCTGCGGGGCGGCATGGTATTCAGCTCCGACGCCGGGTGGGCGGTCAAGCCTTCATCCCGGCAGTTCAGCAAGGAGTCCCAGAACCGTGAGTGGGAGATACACACAGGCGCTGGCATCCTGAACGAGTAAATCGGTAATTGAGGGGCCGCCCGTGGTAGGCGGCCCCTCCTGCATACTGCGTAATGAATACGAGGGGGTATTTCGCATGAAACGCATGGAAACCACAGAGAAGGTCATTGGCGAAAACACGTTCTACATCAGACCATTCGCCGCATTCACGGCGGCAAATATCAGCGGCGAGGTGATCGCTGTGCTGTCCCCGGTACTCGGCGGACTCGCTCCGCTGTTCGGCAACATGGGGAAAGAGGAGGCTGGCAAAAAGGAAGCCGGCAAGAAGGCCGAGGCTGAGAGCTCCGACGCTGCAAACTGGATGGACATGGACATTGAAAAGGCACTGCCCTCCATCACTGATGCCCTGGGCGGCGTTGACGGTGACAAAATCGAACACCTGATGAAGAGGTTGCTGGTCGATACCGGGAACATCAGCGTGGAGGGACCGGACACTGACGGTAGCGTTAAGGTGCTGGACCGGGACCTGGCCGACGAGGTGTTCTGCGGCGAGATTCAGGATATGCTCATCCTCTGCTTTGAGGTCATTAAGCTGAATTTCAAGGGTTTTTTCAAGAAGCTCGGAGCCCGATCTGGAAGCCTCACCGAACGGTTTCAGCGGACGGTAGCTCCGACATTAGTAAGTGGGGAGAGCTCGACGTAACCCAGTTCTCGGAGCTGGAAATGAGGATGTACTCGCTCATCAAGTCTGGGTACGCCTCAAAGACTGAGCTTGAAACCGTCTACACTCTTGACGAAGCCCTGAAGCTCTTTGCCCTGTACCAGATGGACCAGGACATTGAACGGGGCCAAGCCGCAGAGATGCGTCAAGAGATGCAGAAGAAATAGAAATGTCCTGCCTGAAAGTTGTTGAATTTCCTATTTCTGAATATAAAAAATATTTGAAAATGGCTATTTCATATAGTCCAGTGGTATGAAGTCAAGGGGTGATTGAAGGAAAAATTCAGAGGAAAACAGCGGAAATAGCGTAGAGACACAGGAAAAAGGCAATAGCAAACCAAGCCCTGCCCCTGCAAAATTTTGAAA